CAGCTCGCGGAAGCCGACGACCTGATCGTGGGTGACTTCAAGGCGCTCAAGCTCTACTTCGGAGCGTCGTATCGCGTCGATACCAGCACCGAAGCCGGAGATCGCTGGGACAAGAACCTCATCGGCTACCGCGGTGAGGAGGAGATGGGCCTCGATGCCCGTCCGGCTGTGTATGCCGGTGCGTTCCAGCGAGTAGATGACGTAACCGTCTGAGCTGACTGAGGTGGGCTGACCGCAAGGTCAAATCCAGTTCGTCAGTGGCCGGATGTGGGGAGCCCACCTCCGGCATCCGGCCACACCCTTTTCCTTGAGAGGAGTACCCATGCCGACTAAGGCTGAACTGCTCAAGCAGGCCAAAAAGGCCGGCGTGGACGTTCCATCGAGCGCCACCAAGGCCGACATCGAGGCTGCCCTGGCAGACGGCGAGGCCAAGCCCGTCAAGCGTCCTGAGCGCACCACGGCTGATCGTGCCAACGGCAACTTCACCGATGGCCCGATCGCCCCGCCGCACGAGGTCAACAGCTCGCTCGCTTCTGACCGGATGCGGGCGCTGAACGAGGACCACATCGCAATGGGCGCTCGGCCGGAGACGACCGAGTCCGACGCATCCAAGGCCAAGAGCGCCGAGCCTCCCCGCGAGGAGGGACCGATTCACTTCCGGGATAGCCGCCCGTAGTGAGTAACAGGAGGTGGGCATGACAGTACAGATCACCGTTCGATCCCCCGGCAACCGCGAAGTGCGCTACGAGGTGCGCGAGGACACCAACGACGCAGCTCTCATCATCGGCATCCTCGGTTCTGACGAGTACCAGCTCGCCGGGATGGGGGAACTGAGCGGCTGGGCGCTGGACATCGGCGCTCACGTCGGAACAGTGGGACTGGCGCTGGCAATCGACAACCCCGGCCTGTCGGTGGTGTGCGTCGAACCCGTTCCGGGCAACGCTGACCTCATCCGGCACTCGATCCAGATGAACAACCTCGCTGACCGGGTATTCATGGAGGAGGCCAGCGCCGCCGCCCTGGGGACCTCTACAGTCCCGTGCCACTTCGACTACACGTCGCACACCATCCCTGACCAGGGATACGTGATCCAGAACCGCTTCATCGGCAACCTGTGGCGCGAGGGTGGCGAGGGCACGGTCATCGACGCCCCTGCGGTGAGTCTCAAGTCCCTGGCCGACAAGTACGGGGCTGACGAGTGGCGGCTGGTCAAGACCGACTGCGAAGGCTGCGAGTGGCAAGTCTTTACCACTGACGCCAGCCTGTGCGCCGAGATCATCGGCGAATGGCACGACGGCCCGTTCTCGCGGATCGAGACACTACTGAAAAAGACCCACAAGACCACCCTGCTGACCGACTACGGCGGCTCGGGCATCTTCCGGGCGGTGCGCAAGTGAAGGTCCTCACTGATCTACACCACGGGGTCCTGTTCGAGTCGCTGGCCATGCTATTCGTGGACCGCGCCATCCTCGGCCCTGCTGAACTTCTGGTGTGGGTGGACGGCTACTACGTCACCAACCCTGGGATCATCCACGCGGACTTCCCACCACGGGAAGTGAGAGCGGTGACAACCGAATATCTCAAAGACCATCGCCCCGAGTACGTCATCGCCACGGCAGGCACAAACCGTCACCCGATGCGGGACCTCGCTGAGAGGCTTGGAGCGCGGTACGTCGATCATCTCGGCAACCAGGACGACCAGCCCATCGGGGATCTTGTCTTACGGGCAATGCTGGGAGATAGGGAACAGGGACTCACCTATCACCCCGAGTTCCACCGTCTCCGATGGAGCAAGCCCGAGGGCCGAAGGGTCGGGGCGTTCCACGCCTCGTTCCTCACTCTCCCTTGTCGTAGTGATTGGGACCGCGTTGCTTCCGACGAATGGGTCATGTACGGCACTCCCGAAACGGCGCTTGAGCCGTGGCAGGTGGCCAAGGCTCGCAAGGACTGCATTGCCGCCTGGGTCTGCAAGGACGCTGACGGCTACGGCTTCGCGGTGCATGAAGCCTTCGCCTCTGGCAGAGCAGTCATCGGTCACGCCTCGCACTACGAAGGCAAGATGGCCGAGCTGCTGTTCGTTCGGGGCGAGACCTACCTAGAACCCGGCGATGACCTCGGCCCCATGCTGGCTGACCCGGTACCGATGGGCCGTGCTGCCTTCGACCGCTTCGATGAGCTGGTCAACTTCGACGCCGAGGCCGCGGCGATCGCGGACTACCTCTCGTGAAAACTAGCGGTGAGCAGCGTGCTCGGTCCCGCAAGTACTACAGGGAGCACCGTGACGAGAGGCTGATAAAGAACGCCGCCAGAAAGGAACTCAACAAGGAGCGCTACGAGGTAGCTGCCAAGCGCTGGCGTGAGGCAAACAAGGCTCATCTCCGCGAGTACATGGCAGAGTGGCGCGCAGCCAATCGCCAGAAACTGCGTGATTGGCATGCCAACTATCGGGCCACCCACCCTAAGAGTTGGCGAGACCGGGTTCTACGAAAGAAGTACGGCTTCGGGGTGCGGGAATACAACGATATGGTCATCGGTCAAGCTGGCCGGTGCCTCATCTGCTTCCGGGTTCCTCCAGAGGACCTAGTTGTAGATCACGACCACCAGACGGGCAAGGTGCGTGGGCTGCTCTGCCAGCGATGCAATCGGATGCTCGGGCATGTAGACGACAACCCTCGCACTCTCCGTCACGCCATGAATTACCTGGAGGCGGCGTGATGCGTATTGCTCTCTTGGCAAGTCACGAAGTAGCCGAATACGACGACGTGCGCATGTTCACCCAGATGGGCCACGAGGTGTTTTGTCCGGGCGGCTACCAGAACCCCCGCGAACATACAGGCATCCGTCCCGCAATCCCAGATGCCCCGGTGTTCCCCGAGCTGATCGAAGCCTGCGAGCGGGTAAGACGCGAGAAGGGCGACCCCGGCCCGATGATCGACTGGGCCAAAGCCGCTCTCCCTGACGAGGTGATCGACTGGGCCGACATCATCATCGCCCACCACTTCGTTGACCGCTGGCTCGGCGGTCAGTGGGGGAGGATCAAACACAAAAGGGTTGTTTGGCGGACGTGCGGCCAGTCCAATGCCGACCTAGAAGCCTTCATGGCCGGCGGCCGGGCCGAGGGATTGCAGATCGTCCGCTACTCCCCGAAGGAGCGGAACCTCCCCAACTACGCGGGTGAGGATGCTGTAATCCGCTTTGGCAAGGACCCCGCCGAGTGGTACGGATGGACTGGCGAGAACGAAGCCGTGGGCAACATCACCCAGAACATGCGTCAACGCGGCGACGCTTGTGGCTACGGGTTCTGGCAGGCCGCCACGGAAGGTCTCAAGGTCCGACCGGCTGGCCCTGGGTCCTTGTCCATGCGGGGCGGGTTCGGCGAACTCTCATACGAGGCGATGCAGCTATATCTGCGCCTCATTCGCTGCTACCTCTACACCGGCACTCAGCCCGCGTCCTACACCCTCGGCCTGATCGAAGCGATGATGACGGGTGTCCCGGTGGTGAGCATCGGTCCCAAGGCGTTCGGCGGCGACTCCTACGTCGCAGAGCTGTTCGAGGGGCACGAGATCACGATGCGGTTCAGCGACGATCCACAGGATGCTCAGCGTGCGCTCCGGGTCGCTCTGGATAACATCGACTCGGCGCAGTTCATTAGTGCCAAGACACGCCAGACGGCCATCGGCCTGTTCGGCCTCGACAAGATCAAGGCCGAGTGGGCGGAGTTCCTGCGATGACAGGACACCGTGGCTGTGGCGTGTGCCGTCAATACATTGCGTGGATGCGATGGGCTCGAAGTGAACCCTCGGCACTCCGCGCATTTCTTAGCGAACAGTGGCACGTTCATAGAGCGTCTACCGCTGCCGCTACTGCTTCGGACCTAGATGTAGAACGGCTGGCGGAAGCGATCTTTCGTGTCGCGATTGGACGACGAGTGGGCATGGTTGCTCTGCCGTGGGCCTTAGAAAATCAGCAGTCGTTTGCCCAATGGTGTAGCCAGCCCTCCATTGCCGCCGAGTACAGCCGTCTCGGCGCAAACAAGATCTCGTGAGAGTCCTCACCGACTTCCACCACGCCGACCTGTTTGAGTCCTTCGGCCTCACCCTCGAAGATCGGCTCGGCTACGAGCTCTACGCCCCGATGGGCATGGACTGGTATCTCCAGGATTACTGGGAGTTCGAGAAGCGCGTCCACGGCGACGCGGTGGCGCGGCAGTACCTCGAAGGCATCTGGCCCGACCCGGTGGACAAGGGAACCCACTTCGAGCAGGCCGACAAGACTCATCCCGGCCGCATCATCAAGGGGCTGACCGTCGAGCAGGCCCACGCACTTCGACCGGATGTGGTGATAGCCACGGTGACTCACAACGAGGCGGGGCTGCATCGCTTCGCCACCGAAGCCAACGCGACCTTCGGGGTCCAGCTCGGCAACGTGGGGCAGGCGATGGAGGTCAACTGGAACAACGCCCGCTTCGCCCTGTGCTCAACGACCATGCTCGGCTTCGAGCCGGTGGTGCCGTGGCTGATCTATCGCCAGGAGTTCTCGATGCAGGACTTCCGGTATGAATATCCGCCGGTCGAGACGAACAGCGTCTCGTCGTTTGTTCAGTGCTTCGCTGAGAACCGCGGCATGGAGCGGGGCGGGTTCTACGACCAGTACGTCGCGTTCGCCGAGGAGCTGCGCGACGAGTTCGACTTCCGGGTCTACGGCTCCTACGGAACTCAACCGGAAGATCATCTGGCCTGCGGCAACCTTCCCACGACGCCCGACGTAGCGGAGAACATGCGACGGGCGCGGATCATCTGGCACGCCAAGTTCTGGAGCGACGGCTACGGCCACGTGATCCACAACGCCCACGCTGTCGGCCGGCCGGTCCTTAGCTTCCACAACTACTACGCTGACAAGCTCGCCGCGCCACTCATGGAGCATGGGGTGACAGGGTTCGATCTGAACCGCATGAGCGCCGACGAGATCACGGCAACCCTTCGACGGCTCAGGGACGACCACGAGTACCACGAGACCATCAGCCGCGCTACCGCCAAGCGGTTCCGCGAGGTCGTGGACTTCGATCAGGACGCCGAGAACGTGCGGGCACTGCTGGAGTCGGTGGCATGAGGCTCATCTTCTTCGGGGACAACAGTTCAACTGGATTCGGTACCGTCACCCTCGACCTCGGACGCCGCTTGGTCGAGCTCGGCGAGGACGTGCGCTTCGTATCGCAGAACCCCACGAGCGATGATCTGCCCGAGCCGTTCCGGTCCCGCACCTACGACATCCTGTCCCTGGATCGCGCTACCAATGAGGTGACTGGCCAGAGTGGGGTATCCGAGGGGTCTCCGTTGATTCCCTCCCTGCTGGATGGGACGTTCGCTGGAACCTTGCACAACGGGGAACCGGCGGGGGACTGGGCACCCGAGGTGGCCATCCTGCTCGGTGATTACCGCGCCGTGCAGATGATGATCGACCGCGCACCGGAGGCCTTCGAGGGCCTGCCGTGCTATCACTACATCCCCGTCGAGGGCGTCAACCTCCCTCCGAGTTGGGGCAAGCTGTGGCGCGTCTGCACCCCGGTTGCGATGAGCAACTTCGGCGCCGACGAGATCGCCATCGTGACCGGCGAACGTCCGCCGATGGTCTACCACGGGGTTGATACCGAAGTCTTTCACCCGGTCACTTCCAAGACGCCGGTCAGCATCAAGCCCACCGATCACCCCGAACTGACGCTCTCCAGCAAGAACGACTGCAAGCTGCTGTGGGCGCGCTTCTTCGATCTTCCGACACCGAAGAAGTGGGTCCTCAGAACAGACAGACATATGCCGCGTAAGCGGTACAACTCGTTCCTTCGTTCGATGGCGCCGGTGCTGCAGCGCCAGCCGGACACGCTGCTGGTGATCCACTGCCAGCCGATGGACTTCGGCGGCTACCTGCCAGACTCGATCAGCAAAATCCCCGGCGCGCAACTCCTCAATCCGTCAGACGAGACGCGGCCGGAAGGGTATGGGCTGTTCGGACGGCCCTACCCCCAGATCATCCTCACCAACCTGGTTGGCATCGAGCGCGATGCGCTGGTCAGCCTGTACAACGCGGCCGATGTCTACGCCTCGCCTTCCGCTGAGGGATTCGGGCTGACCCTCGCTGAGTCGATCGCCTGCGGTGTGCCCGCGGTCGGGATTCGCTACTCCGCTGTCCCCGAGGTCATCGGTCAAGCCGGCATCACGGTCGAGATCAGCCACCTGGTCGAGAACGAGTACGACCACTTCTGGGCGGCCGTCGATGAGCAAGCGTTCGGTCGAGCGGTGGAGTTCCTGCTGACCCACCAGACCCGCCGCGAGGACATGGGGCGCAAGGGTCCGGTCCACGTCCGTGCCAACTTCGACTGGGATAACGCCGCCCGCGAGTTCGTCAGTCTCATCCATTCGTCTGCTCCTGTGGAGGTCGCCGCCTGATGCCAGCCTTTGTCTCGGTCGCGGCGGTACGGGACTACCTCGTCACCACTGACACCACCGGCCAGTGGTCGGACGGCCTGATTGGTTCCAACATCCGAGTGGCGAGTGCCTTCCTGCAGCGTGCCACCAGTCGTCAGTTCGAGGCGCAGTCCAACACCACCAAAGTGTTCAGCACCTTGGGGCGAGCGGCGATCACCATCCCGGATCTGCGCTCTACCACCGCCGTGACCCTGAACGGCAACACCGTGGATGTTGATGAGTCGTACTTCCTGACGCCAGACCGCTTCACCTCGTCGATGTTCGTCGGCCTTGAGTTTCCGTCACTTCGGAACCCGATGGACTATCGAAGTTACCCCGACTGGTTCGACCGCAACTACGACAACCCGCTGACCCAGTACCACCTCGGGCTGCGAAACGGCGGGATGCCGAACAACGTGAGGGTAGGACCTGCGGACTGGGGCTATCTCGTCATCCCCGACGAGGTTCAGCATGCCACCAAGGTGCTGGCCGCGTGGTACACGCTCCGACCGGATGCTCTCCTGTCAGGGGCACGTCAGACGCCCGAGGGCAACGTGTTCGACCTTTCCCGCCTTCCGGTGGAGGTGACGCAGTTCATCCAGACCTGGAAGCTGCACGACCTTGCGGTTGTCTCAGGATGAGTGTCGAGACCAAGGGCATGAGACAACTGAATGCCCGCATCGAAGCCCTGCGTAAGATCCCGCGCACGCTGAGTGCGGAGTGGCAGGTTCGGACCATCGCCGGAGCCAAGACGCTGGTCAGGCGCAAGACGGGCCATACCGGGCGCACCATCGGGGCAGGTCCGATCACTGATAGGGGAGCGACCGTCACCGCGGCCGGCGCGGCGGTCTTTCTGGAGAAGGGCACCAAGCCGCACGTCATCCGTCCTAAGAAGGGCAAGTTCCTGCGCTTCGCTCCGGGTGCCGGGTCAACCCTCGGCGGGAGACCTAGAGCCGGGGCGTCTGTCGTGTTCGCGCGCAAGGTCAATCATCCGGGCACCAAGGCGTACCCGTTTCTGCTGCCCTCCGGACGCGAGGCGCTGCGGCAGGTCTCGCTGGAGACACCTATCAAGCTCTGGAACTCGGCGGCCTGATGGCGATCACCAACTATCGCCAGCAGCTCCGCGCGGCAGGGCTGGCGATCCTGACTCGCTACAAGGCCGATGTCACTCAGGTCGGCACGCTGGCGCACGTCTACAACCACAAACCGCCGTCGCCACGAGTGCCGTGCGCGTACCTGGAGAAGCACATTCCTGAACCGGGCATCCGCTTTGATGCGCAGCTCCGACAACGTGAACTGATCCTCGGAGTGGTCGTCCTGCTGCGAGCCACCAACGTCAAGGAATCCACCGAGGAGACCGACGTGATCGCCGAGGAATTGATCGACTACTTCACCCGTTACAACCGCGAAGTCCCCGAGGCGCGGATGGTGCCCGAATCGCTCGACGATCCGATCGAAGAGCAGTTCGGAACCGCCACCTATCTCGGGTTCCGGTTGAACGTGCGCGGCTCCATTCAGCAGGGCCGCAACTTCTAGCTACGGGCGCGTGGGCCGTCCATCTCGGAGCTTCGAGCTCCAAGTCCTTGTCGCCGGACTGTAGGCGGTTATCCCCATGAAAGGGTGTCCACGCAATGCCTGTCGTGATCCAAGGCTTCGTCAAGAACCGCAAGCGCCAGTGGGGCCACCAGGGCTCCAACGTCTCCCTCATCCATACCGCCGTAGCCGCTACTCGCGTCCTGCCGTGGCGCGGTGTCCCGACCATCAACCCCAACTGGACGTTCGAGGACGTGGACGACGGCACCCTGATCGGAGTGCAGGCTCCCTCCCAGCGTCGGTGGGACATCACCTCACCGCCGGCCGGTCCGCTGGCCTATGACGACATCCCGGACCTGCTGAACCCGTCCCTGCACGGTGGCGTTACGCCAACTGGTGGTGGTGCGGCCAAGACGTGGACCTATGAGCCCGACTACGAGGTGCCCGCTAATACCCCGCTGGGCATGGTCACCGAGCAGTACGGCGACGACGTGCTGACCGACTGGGCGCAGCTCATCGGTGGCGTGTTCGAGACGGTCGAGATCAGCGGCGAAGTCGGAGCTGGTCCGGTCCAGATCAGCTCGACCATGCGCTTCGCCAAGGCCAACGGAACGGGATACACCGATCACCCGGTCTCGGGGACCGTCCCAACCACCCCACTGACCCTCGACGACACGCCGGCATGGGTGTACGCCGACGACCTCGAACTGTTCCTCGACAACGCCGCCGCTGGCATCGGTGGCACCAAGATCGAGAACGCGCTGCACACCTTCAACCTGCGCATCACCAACGAGTTCGACCTCAAGAGCTTCGCCAACGGCTCGAACACCCGGTTCCAGATCCAGGGCTATGGCCGTGGTCCGGTGAGCATCGAGCTGGTGGCGCAGTACGCCAAGACCTCGCAGACCGTGGGCCTTCTGTCGGAAGCCGACAAATGGCTGCTCAACGCACCCACCAAGCGGTTCGCGGAGATGCGCTTCACGTCTCCCGAGATCATCACCGGCACGACTCCGTACTCATGGGTCAACCGGCTGGCGGGCTTCTATTCCGTCAGAGACGACGGAGAGATCGGGAACAACACGACGCTGACCCTGACGTTGCAGGCGAAGCTCGATGCGACCCTCGGCTACGGCATCTGGAGCCGTGTCGTCAATGCCCGCGCGACCCTCTGATCCAGAGGGGACCGGGTTCGTACAGTAGGAGGTGGGCTTAGATGTCCGATGCCTTGGTCCCCGTCCCCGTGGGTGCGTGTCGCTGTGACGGCACGCCCCACTCGGACGGGGACGTTGTCTTTCTCCAGCCGTCTTTGAGCATGAACGGCGGGCTGGCCGCGCAGGCTGCCATGTGGATCGACGATCCCGTCCAAAGAGGTGTTGCTCTGTACGGGGCCATGATCGACAACGGCGTAGCGGACTGGACGTTCTGCGATGCCAAGGGCGTCAAGTTCGAGATCACCCCCGATCGCATCCGTGACTTCCTGCCGTGGGGCAATGGCGGGGCCGAGGTCAGCCAGAAGGCCGCTGCCCTGTACGGCGGATCGGTAGCCACCCCTTTCGCGCGGCTGATGGCGAAAGTCCAACAGACCCGAACTGGCAGCTCATCGCCGACTGGGCAGACGGACGCATCGACATCTCCGAACCGCGCTACCAGACGCAAGCGCCGCGCGGCCTCCTAGCGATCGTCCGCTACGAGTTCCGCCAAGACCCCCATTCATGGCCCTACGACGAGTTCCTGGATGCTCTCCAGGTCATCGGTGAAGTGCAAGTGGGCGCACCCATCCGACGCCAGCAACGCGGTGAAGATGCCGCGTTTTCGCGTCTCATGAGGAACCCCAATGCCCGGTCTCGCCGCTGAGGTAGCGAACCTGATCGTCGCCCTGAAACTGGATGACTCCGGTTTCAGCGGAAAGATGAATCGAATCGCGGGCCAGCTCAAGGGCATGGACCGCGGCCTGTCTCAGATCGGTCGAGGCACCGGGCAAGTGGCGGGTGGGATCGGCAAGATCGCCACCGTTGCCACCGTCGCTGCGGCGGGTGGGCTGACCTATGCCATCGGCAAGGCGGTGTCTTTCGAGCAGGCATGGGCCGGCGTTACCAAGACGGTCGAGGGCGCCAACGAGGAGCTGCGCACCGACTTCGAGGACCTGAGTCGCCAGATTCCGCTGTCCTTCGAGGAACTGGCAGCGATTGGTGCCGAAGGTGGTGCGCTTGGCATCGCCACCAAGGACCTGCTCGACTTCACCGACATCGTTGCCCGACTGGCGGTTTCCACTGACCTGACTGCTGAGCAGGCGTCATCGTCGCTCGGGCAGCTCGCCAACGTCCTCCATCTGCGGGACGCTGACCTGCGTGACTTCGGCGACTCGCTGGTCGCTCTTGGTAACGACGGAGCATCAACCGAGTCGCAGATCCTCGACATGACCGCCCGCTTCGGCGCCGCGGGCAAGCAAGCTGGACTGTCGAACGAAGCCATCCTGGCCCTCGCCTCAACCACTGCCTCAATGGGCATCGAGGCTGAGGCTGGCGGCGGGGCACTCTCCAGAATCTTCAACGGCATCACGCTCGACATTGGTACGGCCACCGACGAGTCGCAAGTCTTGGCCGACTCGATGGGTATGTCACTGGCCGAACTGCGCACGGCGTGGGACCAGGATGCCGGCAAGGTGTTCGGGGAACTCCTCGGCTACATCAACGAGCTCGACAAGTTCGAGCAGGCTGAGTTTCTGTCCAACCTTGGCATCACCAACACCCGAGACATCAACGCCATCAGCCTGCTGGCTGCAGGAGTGGATGAGTACGGCCGCCAGCTCGGAGTGGCCGAGGGCCAGACCGACGAGCTGAACCGCGAGTCGCAGGCCTTCTTCGACACCACCCAGGGCCGTTGGGAGATCTTCAAGAACAACGTCGATCTGGTGGCCGCAGGCTTTGGTGACCAGCTCCTGCCGATCATCAACGAGACGATGAGCGACCTGATCGACTGGATGAACCGGCCCGAGGTCAAGACCGGCATGGCCAACCTCGCGACGGATATCGCCGATGGGGTCAGGGACCTGCTGGCAGCGATCAAGGGTGCGGACTTCTCCTCGACCATTGCGGTGCTCAAGGGCGCGGCAGATGTGGCCAAGGCGGGCTTCGACGCCTTCCGCAGCCTGCCACCCGAGGTCCAGTCGCTGGCTCTCGCGGCGTTTGGTATCAACAAGCTGACCGGCGGGGCGCTGACCGATATCGCCAAGGGCTTCGGCAACATCTTCGCGGGTGCGGTGAAGCTGGCCATCCCACTGTTCAACCGGGGCTCAACTCCCGCCAACCCGCTGTTCGTTCAGCAGGTCGGTGGAGGTCTAGGTGGACCGGGTAGTGGTGGTAAGCCCGGCGGTAAGCCGCCATTTGTGCCACCTATCTGGGCGGGACCAGCCGCGGCATTGGTCGTTGTTGCGGCCGCGACTCAGGGTGGCTCCGACAACCCAGAAGCCGATCCTGTTGCTCGGCAGCAGCTCGAACTCCAGCGGATGCTGGATCAGGGGTTGCTAAAGACCGAAGAGTTTCAGTTGCTGTGGAAGCTGGCCTTCGAAGGCGTGGATATCAGTGACCAACTGAAGTCGTTCCTCAAAGACAATCCTGTCTTCGGGCCGCCGATCCCCAAGGGACTGTTCCCGTCGGGCTTCTCAAAGACCGGGGCTTTCACGCTGCCCGACACCGCCGTCCACCACAAGGACTCGGGAGTTGTTCTACCCGACACCGCCTTGTTGCCAGTCACCGATGCCATCGGCGGGCTGACCGCCTACGTCTCACCAATTGCACCGATTCTGACCCGTGAGGAAACTGTCGCGCGCGAGGCGCTGGGAGCCGACCGCGCCCTGTTCACCGTCGCTGCCACCGCCAACGCCTACAACTCACGCACCGCTGCAGCGTCCGAGGCGACCAGTCGCAAGAACTGGAACCCGCAGCTCGACTTCCACAACTACATCAACATCCCGGTCTCGGTGAACACCTCGGTTGTTCAGAACCAGATCTACTCCGAGGAGATCATCCGGCGTGGCGTGACTCCCACTGGACCCACGGAGATCCGATGACGACTCGTGCCCTCAAGGTCTACCAGGGAGAGGATCGCTCGCCGGTCTTTGACTACACCGACGAGGTGGTGTGGGATCAGGTCGAGGCCGGCCATGCTGCGTTCCAGGGACAGAGCACTTCGTCAAGGTTCCTGATCCGCGATCCCGAAGGTGAGACGGGCAACGTCAGTAATCTCCCCGCGGGACTCACCTACAAGGGATTGGCTGTTCGCAACCTGCTGGAATGGCAGCAGGGCTCCAACGTCATGTTCCACGGCCGCATCGGCATCAAGGGCTACGGTCGTGGTGTGCAAATCGCCGACCGCTATCGGCAGGTCGATCTGACGGCGGTGGACATCAACGGCGACCTGCGCGGTATCGCGATCATCGAGGAAGATCGACCGGAGGAGACCGATGTTGATCGGGTGGACTTCTTCGCGGCCAAATATCTGGCCGGTGGCGCTGCGGGCCGGCCGACCACCAACCTCAATCGCACCACCTACGTGTCGGGCTCGAACACCGTCATCCTCGGCTCGAACGTCTACCGACAGACCGACGTTGCGACCGTCCTTTCCGAGATCGCGCTGGGCGCCGACAAGGATCACTTCGTCATCCCGCGCTTTCTCACTTCGCAGGCAACCGATGGCTTCCTGTTCTACGACGGTCATGACTCGACGGCCTTCAACTGCCCGTACTACGCCACCGATCGCCCCAATGAGCTAGCGGCTGATCCGACCCACGCCCTGTCCATCGTGTGGGACGCCGGCGCCGCATCAACCGAGGACGGGCTGGAGCAACTGTCGGGCATCTACCTCGTCTATGGCCAAGGGCCGAACGAGTGGGTCTATGTCACCAATCCAACCGTGGCCACCCAGTACGGCAAGTTCGAGGAGGTCGTCTTTGACGACTCGGTGGACAACCACGCAGACGCTATCAGGAACGCCTACGCCATCCTCAACGGCCGTCAGTACGAGGACCGTACCTACTCGCTGTCGCTGAGGAACTGGGAAGGGCTGCCGCTCGACGATAGCCAGTACGGCTCGATCCACGCGGGCCAGAACTTCCGCATCAAGGCACGGGCCATCTCCGATGCCGATGACCAGTACGTCACTCGACGCATCGCGGATCTCCACTGGAAAACCCCCTCACCGGGCCAGTACATCCCGTACATCAAGCTCGAACGCCCGATCAAGGGACGGCCGCGCGGCAAAGGCACCAAGCCTGGACTCAAGCATGGCTGCAGTGGGGTGTGCGCCGAGACGTTCACCCGCAACGTCACCGCTTCATGGGGGACCTCGGAGTTTGGACCGGAGTGGGAGCAGTCCAACGCCGCCACCCAGAACGAGCGGGCCTACGTCCTCAATGAAGATGAAGGCGTCCTGACCTGGAACATCGACACGGCTGGGGCCATAGGGACGTGGCCGACCTCGATGACGGCCGATCTACCCCTGACCCTGCCGACCGAGGTGCGCGTCAAGTGGCGCTGGCATGACGGCGGGTATCTCGATGAGCTGGAGACGTTCGATCCGGTTCTGGCCGACGATCACTTCTTGGTGGGCTGGGTTGCGCTGGTCGGTGCGGCTCGCATCACGGTCGGCCTGAACTGGGACGAGCCGAGCGGTGGTAGCACCGAGCTGCAGGTCTATCTCAACGACGGAACCACCGATTCAGTCATCCACACCGAGGTCTTTCCCAACCTGTCGAAAGACCTCCAGTACGCATGGCTGGCGCTGCGCGTGGAGTCCGGCGCGATCAAGGGCAAGTTCTGGTTCGAGGGTGAAGCGGAGCCTGCCTGGGATTCCGTCACCCCTGATCCCAACCCGGCTCCGGCTCCCACCGCCCTGCAACTGACAGGACTCCAAGTGGCCGGTGGCACATCGGCCGGTGATACCCGCTTCGACTACGTGGAGTTCACCCAAGGGCTGGAGTGCCAGTGTGCCGAACCTTCTCCGATCGGTGGAGATGGTGAAGCGGCCAACGGACCCAACGACGGCACTTACGTCGGAGCCCGTCACGTCCACGAGCACGGCGACCAGTCGGTCAAGACCGGCTCACTGCACGAGGTCAGCCAGCTCCGCACCGCCGAGACAGACGTTGACCTTCGACTGGCTCCTGACGGTGCGGGTGGAGTGGAGTGGGGCGTTGATGCCACTGGCGGCGGCGGGTCGCTGTCGGTGGATGACTACAACGGCAATATCATCACTGATGTCACGGTCGTCACCGTTGCGGACAATCTGACCGAGGAGATCAACCCCGGCGAGGTCTACGTCTTCACGCCGGGACCGATGCCCTACGTCTACCCGATCGGCGGGGGACCGCAGGACGTTCCAACCACGGCACTGGCCCTACCGGCAGCGGGCGGGTCCTACGCCTTCCCCTTCTACCTTGCCTCGCCGATGGAGCTCACCAGCGTCACGGTGAGAAACACGGATGCCGCTACCGCGCGGACGTGGGAGTGGGCCGTCTACCGCCAGAACTACGACACGTTCAGCGCCGGCGAGGAGGATTTGGTCAAGGTCACCAACTCATCGGGGACGCAGACCTTCACGCCGGGTGCTGCGTCGAACCGGACGCTCGGTGATACGAACGACCCGACCCACCTGGTCCCCGGCCTGTACTGGTGCGTCATCAGGAATGCCCACGCCACCAACACCTTCGGTCTCGGGACTCAGGCGGCGGGCACGATGGCGCTCAACACCGCGCAGACCAAGACCCTTGCCTCGCTTGCGAACCCGCTGGACTTCACCGCGGCCACGTGGACAAAGGTCACGTCCATTCCGGGCGTGCGGCTGAACGGCTACCACTTCGGCGGGAACGTGCTCTAGCGCGACACCAGCCAGAAGATCACCGCTGTCCCGAGCAGGATGACGACGATGCCGGTCAACGATTCTCGGAGCTTCGGGTTCACTCCGTCGCCGTCACGCTTCCCGCCGCCAGTACGTTGCCGCCGATGTCAGTGACCTCGTAGCGCCACTCACCGGGTTCGAATAGTGGTCCGAGACTCCAGCCCCAGGCATCGCCGCTACCCTCCGCATCAGCAGCGCTGGTGTTCACAAGAGCACCGTCGAAGTACACGCGCAGGGCCATCTCGCTGCCATTGACCGACTGACGGAGGCTCGCCACCATCGCGAAGGCTTCATTGGTTCCGACGCTGCTGGTGCGATTGGCGAGCGCGAGCGTGTCGGCATCGAAGGTCGAGCCGAACCAAATCGTTCCCGCTGGTGGCAGGCTTGATCCGGTACGGGAGCCATCGAGAGCCGGTATGGATGCTTGGCCGGTCACGTACAGGAACCCGATGACCGCAACGAGGACGATGAGGCCGGCGAGTGTCTTTTCACCGCCGCTCCATTGACGTTTGGTCTTGCCTTCGATGGCGGCGCGGTAGTCGAAGCCACAGCTCGGGCAGAACCGCGCCGAGTCGTGATGTTGCGTCGAGCAACGAGGACAGATGACGTTAGGTCGCTGCTCGGTCATCGGCTCCTCCCGCTGTAACTCTGTGGACGGTCCTTCCGGCTATCCACACCCCATCCACAGTCAGACGAAATTCCTGTTGCCGCCTCGTCAACTGCGGATTGTCTTAGTCCTAGCCGATCAGTACGATCCGCCTAGTTCGAGGGGACGCTGCCAATGGCCTCAATCGACCTTCTCATCATGGAACTGGCCGAGCGCATCATGGCGCTGGGGCTGGCGACGGTCCCTTCGAGCCTTGCCCTTGACCCGGATTTCCGCCGCGCTCTGCGTCGGCATGCTGTTGAGAAAGCTGCTGACGAGATCGCTCAGCAACACGCTCCGCGATTGCCTCAATCAAATCAGCCCGTCCCTCACCGATGGCAGTGAGTACGCGCGTCTGAATAGCATCCACCATCTGCGCCACCTCATCGCGGTTCAGTTGGTTGTTGATCGCGTCTAGTAGCTCCCTCGCCCAATCGGGCGGGGGTTCTTTTGCTATGTCCGCTTGGAGTAGCGCGGTCACAAACAGCCGGGCGCCTTCCGGCGCGGAGTCGTTCTTGATCCAATCGCGCAAGGTGCGTTCGGCGGGCAGGTCTGGGTACTTGGCTTCCTGCAATGCCTTGTAGAGCCGCCCGGACGAGAACAGATCGAATCTCACGACCACCAAGGCTAACGCTCACACGTGCCAATACGGTGATCTAGTGGCAGGGTATTGACATAATCCGCCGCATCCGGCAGTATTCGCCATATGAGGCACCGCACCCCCGTCACCGCAGAGCAGCTCCTAGCCGCCCTAGAGCACACGAACGGCGACGTTGAGGCCGCGGCTGAGTACCTGCGATCCGTTGGCATCACGGTCAGCGGACGGACTTTCTACCGCCGCATGGCGGAGTACGGCATCAAGCCGCGCGTTCAGTACGAAGTGGCCGACGCCGCCTAGACACACCAGACCGCCGCCCCTCCCGGTCAAGGAAAGAGGCGACGGTCCAGATAGGAGACATCTTAGATGAGCCTCGCAACCCGTATCACTGACCACCGCCGAGCCGGTGCCTCACGCGCCGCCCGCCGACACAAGGAAGCCGCCGGCAAGCGGGTCGATGAGATCGGAGCCGTCAAGGACATCGCCCCGATCTACGCCGCCGTGGACCGGGCGGGCGACTTGGCGATGGAGGACGAGTTCCGCCGGTTGTACGCCCTTGCCACGGACGAGGAGCAGAAGACCGCCGTGGCCCGCACCTACGCGGTGTGGATGGCTGCCGAACGTCGAGAGGACATGGCCGTCACCGGATCGGTGGACGACGCCGTGACCCTGCTCAAGCACAACAACGACTTCTGGCTTGGCTGCGTGGTGCCTTCGGGATCGGATGACGCGGCATGACCGTCGAGACAGAGGACTACACCCGACAGGACGCGATACGTGTGCTCGGCATCGCTTGGAACCGGGCCACCTATGACATGGACGTGGGCGACCTTCCATCGAATGGCACCGAAGGCGATATCGCGATGGACAACGCTGTCGCATGGATGTATCGGTCGCCCGGTCTGCGCGTCGTCTTGGAAGCCGGACTCCGGTCGCTCCAGAATGACGGCCCTTTCTCTGACTGGCTGATGACGCTCTACTCGGGCGCACGAGAGGACTGCCGTCGCATCGAGCGCGAGATGGCAGCGCACTTTCCGCCGGACGCCGAGCCGGAAGGCATGACACCGGACGAGGTGGCCGACGCCATGATCGCCGACCTCCATGCGCGATATCCGGACGCCGACCGATGACAGACAAAGCCGTCTGGAGCAAGGCCGTCCTCAACCTCCGCAAGGCCGAACGTCGCCAAGCCACCCGCCGCGCCCCTGAGACAACAGAGCCCCACTTCCTGGTCCTACTGGCCGTGGCCCTCATCTGTTCCGTGGCTGTAGGTGCGGCGATGGTCGCAGCGTGGACGCTGTGAGCCGCCACGTCGAAGAAGGAGCCGGGGCCGAGTACGCCGATCCCCGCGACTACACCTGCGACTACTGCGCCCGCATGACTTACCGCGGCCTGCTCCATCAGGTCAACCTCGGCGGCTCTATCTCGATGCTCTGCGACTCATGTTTTCAGCGCCAACAGGACGAGTACGAGCGGCTGACTCGGGGTGCGGCATGACGACTTCGATCGAGAAGGTTCACACCCGAGCGGAAGACTTGCTCCTCTGCCCCAAGTGCGGCAGCCACGGCTCACTTCGCCGCATCGGTGGCGGAAAACTGGCATCCCGATTCCGATGCCAAGCCCGCACCTATCCGACCTACTGCCGATTCAGCTTCGTCGTCAATGACAAGGTGCTCGTTGGAGCGATGCCCCGATGACTGTCTCGCTATACCAACTAGTCGAGCACCCGATCCCGATGGACAAGCCGGCTGAAGACCTCGCTGCCCGCGCCCTTCGACAGATGAACGGTGAGGAGAAGCAGGACATGCTCCTCCAGCTCGTCACTGAATGGGTGTCTGGCCGCCAGCGTGAGGAAACCCGGCGCATCGAACGGCAAGCTATCTACGAGTCGCAGCGTGACGACCGTCGTGAGCGCCGACAGTGGCGGAAGCGATTGGACGACCTCCGTGAGAACGATCCTGACGAGTATCGCCGCCGCTACACCTTCGCAGGCGTCACCGAACAACTGGAGGAGATGCGTCGCGACATCAAGCTAGAAGTCACCGCTGAACTCCTGGCCTCGTCGTTCGCCGTAGGCGATGGCCGGACGGTGACATGGGGTGAGGCAACCGCAGACGATCACCGAGAGCGGGCCGTCCTCCTCGGAAAGAACGTCATCGGCAATCTGACGACGATGCTCCTCCACGAGCAGGCCGCGGAGATGATCGAGTCGGCAGGCGTTGCCAGTCTCGGCCAGACCCGTCAGGCGGTGGCGGCGTGACCACTCAAACCGTGACGGAGTTCACGTGTGACCGATGCGGTCACGAGACAAAGGGATACCTGCGAGACGAGTCGATCGTTGGCCTCCCATTCCGCTGGGTATCTCTAGTCCGTACCCAATCCTTTGGGCTGGCGGAAGTTGATAACGGCGGTAGCCGGGACGATACGATGGACCTATGTCCCGACTGCGCCGAGTCCTTTGAGGTCTGGCGCGTCCAGTCGGCGGTCCCGGCATGACCATTGAAGCCCTACTCGACCGCCTAGACGTGATGCAGGCCACCATCGAAGCCCATCCGGGCGAACCGCTGTTCGACCTCGGCTCCCACGCAGCCATCGAGGCGATCCGGGGCTGGGCCATCGAGCTACGGGATGCACCGACGCTGGCTCAGATTGAGCGAGGCGCGGTATGAGCGGCCTCGCAACGACCCGCGCCATCGAGCGCACCAACGGCCACCTGTACACCTACGTCGATGCGGAGGGCCGCCACGGTCCCTACCCCGGTGCGACGGCCATCACGGGCCTCCAGGACTCTCTCGGAGGCGTTGACGGGCTGATGACGTGGGGAGTGAATCTCGCCCTCGATGAAGTGGAGCGACACAAGGACTTCTCACAAGAGGAATGGGCCGGCATCCGCTCGTTGGCCCTCGCCGCCAAGAACAAGCCCCGCGACCTCGGCACGGCCATCCATGCCGTCTGCGACCAGATCAACCGGGGCATCCCACCAAACATGTTCACCGATGGCGTAGCGCCCTACATCGCCCAGTACGGGGCCGCTCTGTTCCAGAAGGGCATCCGCGTCCTTGCTTCTGAGCGATTCGTGGTGAACACCGACATCGGTTTCGGAGGGACCTACGACTCCATCGTGGAGATCGACGGCGAGACCGGACCGCTGGACGTGAAGTCGGGCAAGGAGAAGCCCTCGCAACGGCTCCAGCTCACGGCCCTGTCGATGGGCCAGTGGCACGGCGAAGCAGGTCTTGAGGCCGAGCCGATGCCGGCCATGAGCGGGGTCGGATTCATCCTCCTGCTCCGTCCTGACGGCTACGAGCTGGTGCGGCACGAGATCACCGACGCCGACCGCGAGCACGTCATCCACCTGGTCGAGACCTTCCACCGCATTAGGAACTGGGCGTCGCAGTTCACTCCTACCGCGCTGAGAGAGGTTGCTTGATGGTCGGGAGTATCTACCAGAACGGGCGAACCCCCGAGGAACGGTTCTGGAATCAAGTGCGCCGAAGTGAGGGCTGCTGGGAGTGGATCGGGATCGCCGACGCGGATGGCTATGGCAAGTTCACCGCCGCGGGTAAGCGGTCCAAGGCCCATAGGTGGGCGTGGACTCAGACGAACGGCCCCATTCCCGAGGGCCTGAATGTCCTGCATCACTGCGACAACCCGCCGTGCGTTCGACCGGAGCATTTGTTCCTCGGTACGCAGCGCGACAACTTGCGTGATATGGCGGCGAAGCGTCGCACGCACAAGACCCATTGCAAGCGGGGACACGAGCGATGGGGCGACAACCTCTACACCGAACCATCGGGCAAGACGCATTGCCGGAAGTGCCTGACGCTCAAATCAAGGCGGCAGGAACAACGAAAGAGAGACGCAGCATGAGCCGCGAACGACTAGCCAACGCCTTCGACGCCGCAGCCGAAGCTCTCGCCCAACTGGCGCTGGAGCTGCGCGGCACTGATTCACCGGTTGCTCGGGCCGGTGTTGGGTCTGAGGTGGAGGGTGCCACGGCGACCCCCCCGCCGTCCTCTGCCTCGGACCCTCTCACTACCGTTCTAGGCCAGTGCCCCGACCATCAGACGGCATGGACCGTCAAGGCCGGTGGCATCAGCAAGAACGGCAAGCCCTACCCGGCATTTTGGCGCTGCAACGAGCGGACCGATGGCGAGTACTGCCAGAAGCGGCCGACTCCGGCATGGGATAAGTCGCACCCGATCCAGTTGGTTCCGGCGTGATCGTAGGCTCCCTGCATGACGGCGACTGCCGCGGGCCGGGACCGGACTGCCGCTGTACGCCCATGTACATCGCCAAGCCGAAGAAGGCAGCGAAGCGTCGCGGCCACCGCGACCCGGTAAGCCCCGAAGTCGCTGAGTTCGTGGCCGAGCAGGACGGCATGTGCGTCATGGCGATCCTCGACTCGAACCACACCTGCCGCGATCGCTGGGGGAACGAGATTCACCCGGCGGGGGAGTACGAGCTAGACCACATCTACACGCTGGGTATCGGTCGAAGAGGTCCTTCGACTCCTGAGAACCTGGTCCGGCTGTGTCCGTGGGGACATCGGGAAAAGACCGATAACGCTCGCCGCTGGCGGCCTGCTCTCGGAGCATGGGCGGCGGGACGGACGCAGAGACTATGAAACCGTCCACCAAGCGCGTCCTAGCCCGTCTCAGAGCCTCCGACGGGGGCTGGGTGAGGGGCAACGACCTCGCCGAAGTGGGCGGGTTCCGGTTCGGCGGCCGCATCCACGAGCTGCGCCATGACTACGGGCTGACCATCGAGCGCCGGTCTGATCCGCGCAGCGCGGTTGACCAGTACCGATTGGTCGAGGAACTGACTCTGGGGCTGACGGCATGACTCGCCTCAAGGACTTCCCGAACGCACCAGCCGGCTCGTGGGTTTGTAGCGAGGGCTGGCTGATCGTCGGCGACGAGGCATGGACTGTCGCTGAGTGGAATGGCGAGCCGATCCATCGAAGCAAGTACGCGACTGCGGAGGAACGCCGGGCGGCTCTGCGCCGTTCGTGGCGTGAGTCCAAGCGAAGGGCGAGGGCCGCGTGATGGCCCGCCCCAAGAGCTGCCCGGTGATTACTCCGGCCGACGTGCTGCCCTTCCTGAGCCGCACCGCCCACATCGAAGGCAACGTGGTGGTGACGAGCCACGACACGGCCTACACGCTCGGTGCCTACCTCAGTCTGCGCCGCTACCGGACCAGCCAGAAGCGAAAGGCATACGACGCCCGCCGTCACCAGGATTGGGTCGAGCGCAACCGCGAGCACGTCCGCGAATACAACCGTGAGTGGAAGCGTCGGAGCCGTGCCGCATGACGGTCAGTGAAGGTGAAGCCCGAGTCTCTGGGCCTTTTCCGCTACCTACGCATTTGCGGGGGATGCGCTAGATGATCCCAACGACGAAGGCATGCGCTCACTGCGGCGCGGCATTTTCTAAGCCTCACTCCAGCTGGCGACAGTGGGCCGGGCGAAAGTTCTGTAGCGATCCATGCGCTCGTGAAGCTAGGTGGGGCGATCGCTCCACGCGATTCTGGTCGATGGTTGCGAAGGGCGAGGGATGCTGGCTATGGACCGGCGAGGTTCTGCACAACGGATACGGCAGGATCTATCACGCCGATGGTCACAAAGAGGCGGCGCATCGGGTTGCATGGCGACTAGTCAATGGTCCCATCCCGGCTGATCTCTCCGTCTGCCATCACTGTGACAACCCTCCGTGTGTCCGGCCGGATCATCTGTTCCTGGGCACTCACGCCGACAACATGCGTGACAAGGTGTCGAAGGGTCGGCAGGCGAGAGGGGAGCGGTCAGGCACTGCCGTCCTTACAACCGCCCAGGTTGTAGCAATCCGAGTCCGCCATGCGGGCGGCGACTCCCCGGAGCAGCTCAGCACGGAATACGGGGTCGCACCTTCGACTATTCGAAACATCACGAGTCGTCGTCGGTGGCGTCATGTGGCGTGAGCGTTTGATTGGTCATCTCATCGCAGTAACCGCCCTCCTGGCCGTGTGCTTCGTAGCCCAGAAGGGGATGCGATGAAGCCGTACTACTCCGACGATGCGGTGACGATTTACCACGGCGATGCACGCGAGATTGTGCCGATGCTCGGTCCTGTGGACGTGGTGCTAACCGATCCCCCTTACGGCATCGAAGGATCATCGGGCCCGGTCAATCTGGCACGCGGCAAAGGTAACTACGGTGCGGCCTTCCATGATGGGCCTGCCTACATCCGTGACGTGATTGTCCCGATCGTGTCCGGACTGATTCGGTCCGTTCCGTGCGTGGTGCTTACTCCAGGCAACCGTTGTCTCTCCTCGTATCCCCAGCCGGACTCATTCGGCGCGTTCTATCAGCCGGCCTCGTCGGGCCTTCAGGTGTTCGGGAACGCCGACGCGCAACCGATCTTTTACTACGGCAAGAATGCGCTGGGCCGAAACATGGGCGTGCCCTGCTCCTACGTCCTCACCGAAGCACCCCAGGCTAATGGCCATCCGTGTCCGAAGCCTCTGCGCGCGTGGCGAATGCTGCTTAGCAACATCTCCAGGGAAGGCCAGACCGTCCTCGACCCATTCATGGGCAGCGGCACGACGCTTCGTGTAGCCAAGGACCTCGGCCGCAAGTCGATCGGCATTGACATCGAGGAACGGTACTGCGAGATCGCAGCTCGTCAGTGCGCCCAGGAAGTGCTCGGGCTTTCCGCATGAGCCCGCGCTACCTCACCCACGCCTTCGTAGTCGCTTCTTTGCTGGCCGTGTGCTTCGTCTGTCTCGTCACCTCCGCTAAAGCAGGGGACGAAACGTGCGAGTTCTATCCGGCCGACCAGTGGGCTCCGGAAGGGACCAAGGGCTGCACGTTGGACGGGCCGACCGAAGGCGTTGCTTCGACATGGCCGGGTCCGGTCGCTGCGGCCCAATGGTGCGTCTGGCCGTGGACCGATTGCACGCCCGTCACGGTGCAGAGCCACGTCACCGGAGTGACGATCGTGATTACTCCGCAACAGTTCTGCCACTGCTATTGGGAAACTGATCGGCGGCTGATTGACCTGTCGCCCGGACAGGTGGCGGCCCTTGGATTGGACCCGGCGGCCGGACTCTTTGACGTGACCGTCACACCCTTCCGAGAAGGTCTGGTCGAGCCGGTACTGCCGGATACGGCGGTGGGGCGATGACTGAGCCGCGGATCACGCTCACCGACATCATGGAGGCGCGCCGCCTGATGCTGGAGGACAGCCCTAAGACGCCTCGCTACATCCTGTCGAGCGTTGAGGCTTTGCGGTGGTGCCATCTCACCGACCACAACCTCAAGGTGTGCGTCTCGTGCCGCAATGACGAGGCCGGAATCCGAGGCATTCTGGCCGCCGCTCCTCCCTCAAAGAAGGTCACTCCATGATGGGCTACGCCGGGATGCGGGAAAGGACGACCCAACCGTTGAATACCGCTGCGGCGGTCGGCCTGACGGCCTATACTGAGCGTGACACCGAGGGTGATTCGGTTCATGCAATAATGCGCGGCGGCTCGGAGTCCGGGATCACCCCCTGGCTCCGGGCCGTTACCGCGTCATCGAGGTGATTCGATGACCAAGCGACGTGCTATCTATGGCACCGCTGCTACCAGCCTTTCGCTGGCCCGCTGCTGCCCAGAAGCGCAGCTCCTCTTTGACCGGCTTGTCTCGCAGGCCGATGACCAGGGACGGCTCCAAGGCGATCCGATGCTGGTCAAGGCATCGTGCATGCCGCTGATCGACCGAGCAACCACCAAAGCCGTTGACCGCTGGCTCGGAGAGTTGACCGATCAGGGCATGATCCTGCGTTACGAATCGGCCGGCCAACCGCTACTCCAGATCGTCCGATGGTGGGGACACCAAGACTGGCTGCGCCACGTCTACGCCTCTCGATGGGCACCGCCCGAAGGCTGGGATCAGGACCGCACCAAGGGCAACGGAGCCAAGGAGGATGCCGACAATCTGCCGCCAGATGACGGCAAAGTGCCGCCAAGTGGCGGACAGGATGCGGCAGATAGTCGGCAAGTTGCCCCCCTAAGTGGTGGTGGAGTGCGTGGTGAAAGTGGAGACGTGAGTGAACTAGAGGCGAGTCCGAGTCGTGGTGGAGACGCGCGCGAGGCGGACCCACCACGGCCACCGCCCACCGAGCTTTCTGAACACTCACTTTCACGGCTCACCACGACCCACTTCGACCTCACCGGCAAACGCTGTAGTCCAGGGGGTGAGGTCATGTACCGCGACCTTCTTCGAATCTATGGGTTCGAGGTGGTCAACCGGGCTCAATGGAACGTCGGGGCAACCGATAAGGCCGACCGAGGATTCATTGGTCGGGTCAAGACTCAGTGCAAGAAGGTGGCGGCATGAGGCGCATCCAACGTCAACGATCCAAGGGCTGGCGGATGCCCGAGAACGCGGTCTATGTCGGCCGGCCGTCCTTGTGGGGCAATCCCTACACCATCCGTGACATCTCAGCGATGTTCCCCGAGATTGAGCCGTCTAACCGAGCCGCGGCAGCCGTTCGCATGTACCGCGGCCAGTTGGAGCATTGGGGGCTGATGTCGGACTACGGCATGTACGTCACCGATGCTCGGTGGGACGCGACCGACCGCATCATCCAAGAAACCGGGGCCAAGAACATGCGCGAGTACGCGCCCTTTGCCCTCAAAGGCAAGGACCTCGTGTGCTGGTGCCCGCTCGACCAGCCCTGCCATGCCGACGTACTCCTGGAGCTGGCCGCATGAGCTGGACCACCGACAACCCCGGACCCCACGAAGGGCATTGGGAAACGATTACTCCGAGAGAGGTGGCGGCATGAGCGAAACGCTATTGAGTCCTGAGGAAATCGCGCGCCGACTGCGCCAATACCTCCGCGAGTTCGACATGGCCTATCAAGGCCCCCTGGAGTTGATCGATGCGTTGGAAAAATGGGCGAACGGGTCCTATCCCCGTCGCGGGCAAGTGCTGCCACTTCGTTCTGAGCTAGGCCCGCCACCGTGGTCGCCGGACGATCCCGCCTTGCAGCGTTGGGAGGCGGCTCACGGTCATGACGTGCGTCTGGAGTGCGATGCCGTCGATGGTTGTGGAGCGGCGGATGCGGAACCACCGGAGCATCGCGCCCTAGAGGGACTACGCACGCTGCTCGACGCTATCGAAACGATGGACCAGAAGGTCACGCCTTACGGTGACGACCGCCCGGACGGAGGAGAAGGTCGCCGAGAAGGTGAAGGCCGAAGCCGACCGCAAGGAAACTGAACGGCTCCGACTCAAGGCCGAGAATGCGACCGATGAGGAGAAGCGCCGCGCCTCGATCACCCGTCGAGCGATCGGCCTATGGATCAAGCAACGGCCGGCCGATCCGGTTCCGACGAGCTTCGATGAGCTGGAAGCGTGGCTAATCGCAAACGAAGGACAGGCAGCAGCATGACTCGATACGCAGCCCAAACCGAGGTGAGCAGCGACCGCTCACGCAACGAGATCGAAAAGACGTTGGCCCGGTACGGAGCCGATCAGTTTTTCTATGGCTGGCAGGACACGGCGGCCACTATCGGCTTTCGGATGCACGGCCGCCGTATTCAGTTCCTGGTGCCGCTGCCCGATCGACAGTCCGACGAGTTCACTCTGACGCCATCGCGGAAGTACGAGCGCAACATGATCGACGCGAACCGCGCCTACGAGCAGGCCGTCCGTCAGAAGTGGCGCGCGCTGTCGCTCGTGGTCAAGGCGAAGCTCGAAGCGGTCGAGTCGGGGATTACCACCTTCGAGGAAGAGTTCCTTGCTCACATGGTCCTGCCTAACGGCCAGCGCGTCGGTGACTTCATGATCCCGCAGGTCGAGAAGGCATACCTCAGCGGAAAGATGCCGCCGATGCTACCGCTCCTCGAAATGAAAGACGCCGAGTCATGAGCTGGACCACCGACAACCCCGGACCCCACCCGAACCGGCCGATGCCCGACGTTCAGCGTATCTCGCCACCTTGGACGAACCGCGCCCAGGAGTTGGTTCAGGCATTCCGTGAGGCCGTATCTCTGGCTCATCACAACGGTGCTCGATATGCTGCGGAGTTCCCGAATCCACTCGTGAGCAAGCCCCATCGTGACGTGGAGGACGCCGACTACAACTGCGACAACGAATGGTGCCTTCGGTTCTGGGCGATGGTCCGTGAGGCCGAGTCGATGAGCGACCCCGGACCCCACCCGAAAGAGGCGGGCGCCGAGTTGATCCTGCTAGACCTCGCCTTGCAGGAAGCCGCCGCAATCGAGCGCCGCCGCGTGGTGGACACGCTCAATCTCCTAGAGCGCACGGCAAGTAAGTTCATTGTCCGCTTCCGGTTCGCCCCGAAGAAGGAGCGCGAGGACCGACTGCTCGAACTGGAGATTGCAGCGAATCACGCCCGCACCATTCTCGATGAGGTCACTACCCCATGACCCTCTCTGACCCGAAGCCCCGTTGTCCGGTGTGCGGTCATCGGTCGCCCTGCCGCATCTGCGGGTGTCGATGATGCGCGACCGCTCAGTCTTCGAAGTGGTGCGCGCTATCGAAGTCATGCACCGGCAGCCGAACTACCACGACTGGAGCGCCTACGACATGGCCCGCTTCCTTGTGGAGCGATACCACTGGCCGCTGAGCGATAGCGGGCGTCGGCAGACGCCTTCCGAGAAGGTCCCCTGATGAGCTGGACCACCGACAACCCCGGACCCCACCCCGAACTGGAATGGGAATGCACTCCTCAGAAGGGATTGCAGGCTAGGCCCTGTGCCAACCGGCGGCTACCCCTCAAAGAGATGCCGGGTATTCCGATGCCCTATCAGCCCCACCGTCGCATCGGCCTTCATTCCTACGAGCCGGGCCGAGCACACGAGGCGTTCTTTGACCTGGTTCGGGCCAACCCCGGACCCCACCCGAAAGAGGCTGTGGCATGAGCCCCGAATCCAACGCCGAACGCAGCCTCGCTACCCTCATTGACTGGGAAGGGTTGGCCCGGCCCGAACGGGAAGTGACCTTCTACCCCTCCAGGAAATGGCGGTTCGATTTCGCGTGGCCGGCCCACAAGTTGGCCGTCGAGGTCGAAGGCGGGTCATGGGTCAACGGCGCGCACACCAGGGGCAGCCACTTTGAGTCCGACGCCGAAAAGTACAACGCCGCGGCTGAGCTCGGCTGGACCGTCCTGCGCTACACGCCGCGCATGATCGACTCCGGGCAGGCGCTCTACCAGATCCGCCGCATCATCGAAGCAAGGAAGGCAGCAGCATGACGACCGAAACCGCGACTCCCGTTTCACCGGAACGCCTGTTCACCGTGGGCCAGAAGCACCCGCAGCGGTACACATGCCCCGGTTGTGGGGAAAGCGGCCTTGCCCGAACAGCTCTGGTCGAACTCGCCTACGTGTTCACCGCCTGCGACTGCCCGAAGGTCGATTACCGCCACCTCTACGAGCAGTTGTGGCATCAGCGTTGTTTTCGTGGCGCGGCCGCATGACACACCATAGCGCGCAGGACGGCCTGCGAGAGAGGGAAGGCATGAGCAGCGAGGACGCAAATGCTCGCGCGCGAGGTTTGGCGCACAGGTCGGCCGCGATCAAGCCGACCGCCGATGCAGATGCGATGGCAGCCCTGGAGCACCTGTTCTTCATCATCGAACGGCTGGACCGCACTCAGGGCTCCGAGACAGACCTGAGCCACAACGTGACCGTGACGCTCCAGACGTGGAAGCAGTTGGTTAGTCCGGCCGTGGCGACCGTTCGTCGGGCTCTTGATGAGCGTTCCCGATGACCCCGCCTGACCCCTCATCCGGGCGTGAGCCGGACCGAGGCGCAGGCCGTCCCACATCAGCGTGGAAGCGGGCGATGCTCAGACAGCGATGGAGCCGAATCCAAGGTCATCTCGACCACATGAGCGCCGACGAGTTTGAGGACTTTGCTGAGGTCTTGGATGCTGCGGCCGAGGAAAAGGTACGCCGCCTCACTCCCTCAAAGTCTCCGGTTCCTGAGCAAGTAGGGGACTGTCGGTCATCGTGCCCTCTTTGGACGGAAGCACTCGGACGATTCGCCGCGCTGGCTGACGACATTGACCCAGTTAGTCGCCCGCCTGAGCAAGTAGGGGACTAGCAATGCCCCGCCCCGCCGTGACGTGTCCATCCTGCGGCCAAGTACTGCCCGGTACGCATGGCAAGCCACTGACGCCGGCCGAACTCGACGCGCTATCCGCCTGGTGGCACACCGGCAACATGAAGCGGGCCGCCGACCTGCTGAGCCGTTCGGAGCGGACGGTCATCAACCAGCTCGCATCCGCCCGAATCCGCAACGGTGTCCACACTACGCTGGAACTGCTCCAGCTCCACATCGGAGAACTACGCTCGATGAGCGACCTGCTTACGTCACATAAAGTTGCGACGCGGAAGGCGGCCTGACCATGTTCTGCGGAATCGGTGTTAGTACTGAGCGTGGTATGTCTACCAGACATAACGTACACACAAGGCTAGTACGGGACGTGGTATCCCGTTCAGTCTCGCCGCCAGCGCCTCGCAAATGGGGCCTCGCGGATCACAGAACTTCGACCCCGGAACCGTGGCAGCCCTTCCCCTGGCTCGTCCCGCACCCGCACGCAGCGGAGCCCGTCACGCTCCATCGCCTCGACCTCTTGCGGAGTCAGCAGCGCATTGGTGATGAGCTGGTCCTGGTCGAAGATGGCATAGTCGAACCGGGTCACGTCTGCTTCGGTCGCCTGCACTCGCTGATGCCGGGGAGTGTACGCCCATGAGCCCCAAGAAGATGCCGTGGCGTGGATCGTCGTCAGGACCGTCAGGGAATGTCGATATCGACATAGCCCGCATGGAGTTGGCGAGCATCAAGGTCTGCGGGTGGTGCGGCCGCGACTACGACGCTTGGATGGACCTCGATGAATGGGTCTGCTACGGCTGCGCCATGCACCCGGAGCGCCTGCCATGAGCAACATCGCCCGCTCCGATTCGCAGCTCGACGCCGAAGCCGTAGCACCCGCCCTGCGCCCACTGATCCTCGAACTCCGACGGGCGTTCCACTACGAGATTCAGCCCGGCCTCCATCAGCGCCAAACCTCGACCAGTCTCGATGAGCTCGACGCCAGGGGCTGGCCGAAGGACACCGACGAGGGGGGAGTCGGCCCGCCATTCTCGGGCTGGTTACACCGCTACCTCCGAACAGGAGCCGGCCCCTCTTCCAAGAAGGTCTGGGACCGCGGCCCTGATCCAAGGGTTCGTCCAGCGATGGAGTCCATCTACGTCGCCAGTGAGTGGTGCCATGCCGTCCACACCGATCATCAGCGACCGGGATATACGCTGTCGCTCTGCGGAGAGCTTCTATCCCAGGTCGCCCGGTTCGGCCAGGAACCGCAGGACTTGGCGTGGCACTTCGACCTCGACGTAGCCGACGTGGAGAAGATGCTGCTCCATGCCCTACGTCGTGCCAGAACCCACAGGATCGACTCTGAGGCCCGTCTGAGCCGTGAACCGGGCAGCGAGGCTCCGCTACCTGAGCGGCGACCGTATAGGCCGGCGGCTTAAGCGATGCCTAGGACCACTCCCGTCGCAGCACTGCCCCGAACCGAAGCGGGCCGCGCGTTGCTCGCCTACCTGCAAGACAACCGTATGGCTCGTACCCCGCAATCCAAAGCCTATCTCGGCATCCTCGCTATCGAAGCCGAGTCCAGGGCGATAGCCGTCGAGGATCTGGCCCGCTCCTACCACGCTGAGCGCCATCACGGTAGCTATGAGATGTGCCGCGACGATGACTACGGGCTAGCCCACGGAATCCTCCACAACCTCTCCTGGAAAGGGACCAACCGATGAACCGCCTGACTTCCTACGACCTCCCGATGGGTAGCGCCCTCGCTGTGGCTGCTGCCTGCCTAATCGTCGGCTTCATTGTTGGGAGGCTGGCATGACTCGCCGCCGCTGCGACCTATGCCATCGACCGTTCGGCATCATGCCAGCACTGCGGAGTGAGCGATGGTCGGTTCACCTTTTGTGCGGCTGGAATGCCGTCCGATCTTTGCCTTTGCCATCTAGCGTCGAATCTGTGACGGCTGATCTGATAGGAGCAACACGATGATCATTCCGATGCACCTCGCCATCGCGGACGCGATGGAAGCCGAGCGCCACGGGTGGGAAATGCCTAGCACCCACACCGATTGGGTGAATTGGGGCAGCCGCGTCGAACAATGGTTGCTGGCGAAGGGCCATCGACTGGTCACTTCTCCAAGGACATCATCTTCGGTGCGCAACACGCTTGACCGACCACGAACCGACGCTGGCAAAGCTATGGTTGAGTGGGCCAGTCGCGCCTACCCGAACCAGATCGACGTATGGCGCGAGCACGCCGTACTCATCGAGGTCGAGGCTGCCGAACCCCACAGATGGATCATTGAGCCCGATGGGGCCGTGGGGTCGATACCCGATCCGTTCATCAATCATCGCGCCGAGTGCTGTTCCGAGAAGGGCTGTCACAACATCTGCTCGCACCTATGCGGGACCGCGGACGAGATTGTGCCGTCGTCATGACCACAACTAATGAGGCTGCCGAAGCTCGTGTGGCGGGAAGTGACGGGACCGGCTGTGGCGATCGCGAGATGAGCGAGCGAATGGCCTTCGTTGAAGCCAACCCCAACTTCCCTAGCGACGAATGGCGCCGGCGATTCCAGGCGAACATCGAGCGCGAAGCCGCCACGGCCTTCGTTGCCATGCAGTTGCTTGACACGATGCTGCTGAACCCTCCCTCCGAGGGGAGCGACCAACCCCGCCGATGCGTTGTCGAATGGTGCAAGGACGACGCGACAAAGGGCCGCTATTGCGGCTTCCATGGCAGGGATGGGCAACCGATACCTACTCGGCCCGATCCGGTGTCGCCGTGGGACTGACTGAACCGCCTCTCCGTCTTTAGAAGGGTGCCGCTTGACCCGATGTACTACGATGTATGACGCGGGACGTAATGCTCGCACGTAGTCGAAGTCGCTGACCCTGCGGCGGGACTCGGAAGTACTCCCGCTCAGTCGCGCTCTAGCGTGCTTCGCCGTCTCCGTTCTCAGGCCGCTTCCTCTGCGAAGCGGTGCCCCCGTAAACTCCTCCCGGCCCTCCATTCGTGGACTGGTCGGGCTCCCCCTTTGCCTTCCCCCTGCGCCCGCTTCGTCGGGCCGCCCCGTGCCCTCGGAGTAGCCCCGTGACCGACGACGCCCTTGCCCGGCTGCATGATGAGAAGCACGCCGCCCACGACGAGCTCGCTCGTGAACGCTGGCAGGCTCACGACGAAAAGCACACCACCGAGAACAGCGCACTAGAAACCGCCCTCGACGCTGACCGTCACCGTCTGTCGGATCATCGTGTCTCGCATGAGCAGGCTCACGCCGGTCACGAGAAGTTGCACGAAGCCTTTGCGGATGCCCACAAGCAGCAGCACGCCTCCGAGAACGACGCCGTAAAGGCGGCCACCACCGCCCTGGATCGACGGCTCGACGGCATGAACGAGTTCCGGGCCGCTTTGACTGAACAGTCGCAGACCTTTGCCCGCAAGGACGCCCTCGATGCCCTCGACGTACAGGCCGGTCGTCAGTACGAGGAGCTGCGAGCCCTGATCCAGACCGAGCGCGAGGAGCGCCGCGCCAACGAGGGCGTCAAGCGGGGCATGTCCCAGACCACCGGCATCATCGTCGGCGCGATCGGTGTGGCGGCGACGCTCATCAGCATCCTCGTCATCTTCGCCAACTTCGCTACTGGCACGCCCTAGGAGGCTCGATGGTCTACACAACCGCCATCGCGGCCCCTCCGCGCTTCCAATGGGAAACCTCGTCCCAGTACTCGCAAGCTCACAACTGCGGGCCGACGTCGGTCACGAGAATCGCCTGCTTCTACCGCGACACGTATCTCGGGATCGAGGCGACCCGCAAGACCATCGCCGGGATGGGTCCGTACAACGTCAACGGCCTCTCGTACTACGGCGCTCCTCCGGGAACTGCCACCAATGCATGGCAGCAGAAGGACATGCTCGAAAAGCGCGGAGTCCCGGCCAGCGTGCGCCAGATCGACAGCCTTGCCGAAATGCACGGCCTCGTGGACTCGGGACGTAGGCCGATTCTGGTGGGCATTGAGATGTCCCGCGTGGACTCGCAGGTGCGCGGCCACAACTTCGGTGGCTGGCACGCGGTGGTCATCGTCGGCCCCGCCTTCGTCAACGGCCTACGCGGGGTCTACATCAACGATCCCAACTTCAACGTCCCCGGCTCTTGGGGCGCCGACCCCACCAAAGGCCGCCGCTTCTACTCCGACGCGATCTTGCAGGGCGCATGGATCAGCAACTCACCCCGGTACTGCGTGGTGCCCGATCAGCCCAAGGTCATCGCCAGTCCGCCCCTTCCATCAGGAGAGCTTCCCGTGGACTTCACCTCGCGCTACGGCTGGGAGGCAACCATCATCGCCGGCAAGCCCCGCAGGGCTGGACGGTCGCTGACCAATACCGACTTCGGCGCCTCGCCCACCGATCAGGCGTTCCACATCATCGCCGAGGTGGTGGGTCAGAACTTCGGCTCGGGTTCGCGCTGGTTCGTGGGTGCCCAGTACATCAAGAGCAAGTGGCGCTGGGTGTTCTGTCCCCTCGTGGACCTCAAGGGCCGGAACTTCTGATGAGCGTCGATCCGCAGGACCTTCCCGAAGTGTCCCAAGAGGACGCCGAGAAGCTGGTCGATGAGCCTGTCCCCGAGCCCGAATCAGACGGCTACGGCCAGCCCCAGGACGAGCAGGGATGACGTGTGCCAGCTCTGCACCTCCACGCCCCGTGACCGTCCCAAGGTAGGCACCTGCTCCGCCTGCCTTCGATGGGGGACCGTCTGGACGATTCAGACCCGCCCGATACCGCCTCAGTCACCGTGGCCCGCATGGCGTCGCCGGAATATCTGCGAAGCCTGTTTGACCGCTGCTATTTCAGCCGCCGCATAGGAGACGCCCAAATGTCTATCGAAGCCTTCCTCAATGACCCCGCCGGCCTCGCCTTCAAGGGCTTGCTAGTGGCCGCTTTCCTCGACTTCGCCACCGGCTCCTACGCGGCCCTCAAGGATGGGACGTTCGCTCTTGACGCTCTGGCGGCATGGGTTCGCAAGCATCTCCTGGGACGGGTCGCGCCGATCGCCACCCTGCTGGTCATCACCTACATCAGTGGTGACACGATCACCCTCGCCGCTGCGGTCGCTGCGGGCGCGGCCTACACCGCCGAGACGCTGGCCTCGATTGTGGGGAACCTCAATCCTCCGAAGGCCGGTGACGTTCAGGTGGACGAGGTCGCCGTCGAAGTGAATCCGGTTCCGCAGGACTGACCCGTGGAGATCGGGTACTACTCCAGCGTCCCTAAGCCGATTCAGTATCCGGTAGTGATCGTTGAGTATCACGCGCGGTGGTATGGGCGAGTGCTTCTCCGAGTGGCCGACTGGTTGCGGGATGCTGCGTATTGGCGGGCCGTCCGAGTGGAAGCCACGATTCCAGACCCGGCCGATCCTAGTTCGATCTGGACGTGGCCGTGATCCTCGCCATCAACTGGACCCCCTTCTCCTGGTTCCTATTGGTCCTTGCCATCCTCCTCGCCTTGGCGGCCCTATTCCTGCCAGAGGACCCCATGACCGCTAACAAGCTGCTGGCTATCGCTGCGCTAATCCTCGCCATCGTGTCGGTACTGGCCGTGACTGGCCTACCGCTGCTGGCTATCGCTGTGGTGTGCATCGCGCTGGCGCTGCTGCTCTGATGGGTCACCGTCGCTACACCGCAGATCAGAAGGCACAGGCAGTAGCCGACGCCGAAGTCAATGGTGTGGTGCAGGCGGCCGACGCTAATGGCGTGCCCGAATCCACGCTGCGCTACTGGATCGACGACCCCAAGTTCGCGGAGATTCGTGTGAAAACACGCGAGGAGCGACGAGACGGCTATCGCATCCTCGTGGCCCTCGCTCAGAAGCGATTGGTGGAGCTCATCCCGTCGATGGAGCCGCGGGACCTGACCATTTTGCTCGGGGTTGGCCAGGACAAGGATCTGCTGCTGAGTGGCGAGGCAACCGGGCGCACTGAGACAAGGACGTGGACCGATGACCTCGGCGATGATGAGAAGCAACGGCTCCGCGACTGGATCGACTCGCTCGACGATCCCGCCACCCCTCCAAGCCAAGGAGCATCGACAGAGCCTGCGGTCGAAGCTGGGACCGAGGTTCGCTAACGAGCAACAGCGGGAGTTCTACGACTCCCGAGCCCGCGAGATCCTGTACTCCGGGGCCTTCGGTGCCGGTAAGAGCCGCATTCTGTGTGAGAAGGCATTCCACCTCGCTCAACGCTACGACGGTGTGCCGATCGCTATCGTGCGCAAGGTGGCCCGTAGCCTTCCGGCGACCACCAAAACGACATTCATCCGCGACGTACTCCGTCCTGCAGGCGTGCCGTATCGGGAGAACAAGTCAGAAGGCTGGATCGAGTTCCCCAATGGGAGCCGCATCACCTTCTTTGGCCTCGACCCAGACCCCGAGACGGGGATGCCGTCCAAGGTCGGATCATTCGATGCCGGGTTCATCTTCGTGGATGAGGCGGTGGAGCTAGCAGAGGCCGACTGGGTGATGCTGCAGGGCCGCCTGCGGTCCACCGTGGCTCCCTATCGCCAGATCGCTGCAGCCACCAACCCCTCGCATCCTGAGCACTGGCTCAAGAAGCGATTCGATGCACCACATCCACATCGCCTGTACCTCCACGCCAGCAGCTTCGATAACCGTCTGCTTCCCCAGGACTACTTGGAGCAGCAGGGCGAGCTCACCGGGCTGTACCGGATGCGATACGCCGAAGGGCTGTGGGTTGCCGTCGAGGGTGTGCTGTGGAAGCAGGGCATGTTCGGCTATCGCGACGCCCCGCTGCATCGGGTCAACGGCGAGTATGTCCCCGATTACGTCCGTATCGTGGTTGCAGTGGACCCAGCGGTGACGCATGGTCCCGACTCCGACGAAACCGGGATCATCGTTGCAGCCAGGGGTGCCGATGGTCGTGGCTATGTGCTTGACGACCTATCAGGGACCTACTCACCTGGTCAGTGGGGCCGCCGCGCAGGGCTGGAAGCCTACGACGAGTGGAAGGCTGATGCAGTCGTCGGCGAGGTCAATAACGGTGGAGACCTCATCGAGTCCAACCTGCGCAACTGTGGCTTCCGCGGTCGCTATCGGAAGGTCACCGCATCCAAGGGCAAGCGTAAGCGTGCCGAGCCCGTGGTGGCTCTGTACGAGCAGGGGCTCATCAGCCACGTTCGCACCTTCCCCCAGCTCGAAGCACAGATGTTCTCGTTCGACCCGGAGAACATGAAGTCGTCGCCTGACCGATGCGATGCGCTGGTGTGGGCGCTGACCGAGCTATTCGAGACACAGACCAGTGGGCGCCCCGAATCATTCTCCGTCGCCGCCTAGGAGGCGCCAGTGGCTTCACTAATCAGCCGCCTGACTGACGCCGTGCGTGGTGTAGACCGGTTGCTTCTTCCCGAGCCCTCTACTGCCCTTGCGGTGGTGGAGCCCCAAGAGGTTCAGGCTAAAGCAGCCACCGGTCCGGGCGTCATCATGATGGAGCACGGTGCCCCGCTGCACTCGTGGGCCAACAGCGTCCACAAGCGCATGTACGAGATGCAGAGCCTGTTTCGGGCCAACATCTGGGTCAATGCCGCTGAGAGCGCGGTGGCTGGTAGGTTCGCGCGGGTTGGCTACCACCTGGAGCTGGACGACGGCGAGACGCTGGACCGCGGCATGTCTCCAGTGGGCGATGCGTTGCTGGACCTGATCGACTGGCCCAACCAGGACCAGGGGCGCGCCAAGACGCGAAGAGCGCTGTGGAAGCTGACCCGCAGGCATGCAGGTCTGTGCGGCAACGCGCTGTGGTTCCTCGACCAAGCCGAGCTGCTTGGTGGAACACCTCTCTCGATCCTGTACGTCAACCCGGTGCGTCTGACGCCGGCCGAGGATGACTCCGGCAACCTGATCGGCTGGGTCGTCGATCACCCCGAGAACCAGGTCACCGGTAGACGTGACTTCGCGGGCCTGCCGCTGCAGTTGAGCGAGGTCATCCACTTCACCCTCGACGACCCGGACTTCGGGCATTTCGGTATCGGCAAGGTCGAAGCGGCCATGAGCAAGATCGAACTCTCCCGACTGGCGGATCACCACACCGCCGGAGTCCTTGCCACTGGAGGACGACTGGCGGGCATCCTGTCTCCCAAGGAGCGCGATGCGGTCAACGAGACCGAATGGGACGCGGTAGTTCGTTCGTGGAGGACCATTGCCGCCGACCCTGACTCGGCCAAGAGGCTGCATATCGTCAAGGGCGCGGTGGAGTTCAACCGCACCTCTGCCACTCCGTCTGAGCTGGAACTGCCATCCATCATGGAAGGTGCCCGCGACGACATCCTCGCCGCATGGGGTGTGCCGCCGTCGCAGATCGGGATCATGAAGGCTCGGGGTCTCAACTCCGGAGCCACCATCGAGTTCGAGGAAGCGGCACTCTGGCAGGGCGGGATCGAGGACTGGGCCACCGGCTTCGCCGAGATGGTGCAGCACTCCTTGGTCGATAAGTTCGCTGACCTTGGGCTCAAGGCGCGGTTGGTCCTGGAGATGCCGACCTTCGACGACGACGCTCCGCGCTACGAGAACGCCCAGAAGGCGCGCTACGTGCCGATGTCAGTGAACCAGCGGCTGGAGATCCTCGGCAAAGACCCGCTGGACGAGGACACCTACGGCAAGCTGGGCTCGACCATCCTGATCGACAAGAGCATGGTCACCCTCGATACCGTCATCTCTCCTCCGACCCCCGCGCCTAACCCGTTCCAGCCTGACGAGCCGGAGCGCGAGGACGACGGCACCGACACTGACGATGCCGCTACGGCGATGGGCAAGGCTGATCTACGGGAACCGTTGATGGGTCTGAGGTCACGGGTGGAGACGACCTTCACCCCTGCGCTGCGTAAGACAGTCGATGACTTCCTCGGCCGCCAGAGAACCATGATCGCCGAGCGGGTACGGACGCATCACGAGGCCATCATCCGCAACCCGCGGGATGCCACGGTGTGGTGGGTCGGAGATCCGAATCGTGCCCTGGCTCTGGCCATCGATGCTCCGTTGGAGGAGCTGGCGTCGATGGTCTCGGCGCAGATCAACGCCACTCTCAAGCGGGATGTGCAGGGCAAGGCAACGCTGCTGGAAACAGTCCTTGCTGTTCTCCGTGCCTCGGTAGGACAGCGGATCACCGGCATCAACCAGACCACGCGCAACGAGGTCGGCAAGGCCATCGAGACTGGCGTGGCCGAAGGACTTACCGCTTCGGAGCTTGCTAGTCGCATCGAGGATGCCTCGACCTTCAACGCGGCACGGGCCGAGATGATCGCCCGTACCGAGACGGCTCTCGCCTACAACGACGCGGCTCTTGGGACCTACCGCGAACTCCAGGTCGAACGGGTTCAAGTCATCGACGGGGACGGGGACGCGGAGTGCTCGCACGTCAACGGTGCCACCTGGTCGCTTGACGAGGCCAATGCCAATCCAATCGGACACCCCCATTGCGTGCGGGACTTCATCCCGTTGCTGAACTAGGAGAACCTAATGCCCAGTTGGATAGGCCGCAACGATGCGGGCGAGATCGTCGATTTCGAGACGACCGGCGACAACAGTGATCCGGTTTCTGTGGGCTCGGGTGCTGGCGCGGGCCTGATCGTCAACGACGGGGACACCGAGGAAACCGTCGTGAAGTTGATTGCACCGGGAGCGGACCTGTCTACACCGGGAGAGGCGGACCTGTCTACGGCCGAGGGTCTACAGCGGATTCGATTGTTGGGACCGTTCCCGGTGGACTTCGATGATGCCGCTGCTGTCGCAACCCACGGTGTCGCATTGGTGGAACTAGAGGCCGAGACGGTCGTGCTGGTGGCATGGCCGATCATCCGCATCGACTTTGACGGGGCGTCGGGTGTGACCGGCCAGATGCGGATTGGCACAGGAGCGTCGTCGTTCCCAATCGTGGCCGATTACGACCTGTACGACCAGTCGGCTGCTCCGAGAGGGGACCGCGCCCGTGCCCCTGGTCACACTGCTGGCAGTGGATTCGCCGCCAATGCCCACCATCCGACCTTTGCGGGCGCTGGCGACTCATTGCGCTTCCAGCTCACCGTTGACGGGACAGCGACTGCGGGACAGGTGGACTGCTACGCCCTCGTCGCTGAGGCTGCTCCGTGATCCCCCTCGACCCCATCGGCTACTCGGTGAACCACAAGGCGCTCATGCCCGTTCGCAGCAAGGCGCTGCTGCCCGACGAGCTGGACGCTTTCATGGACGGCAAGGTGCCGTGGCGCATCCTGGCCATTCCATTCGGCGGCCCGATTCCGTCACGGGTGGCACCCAAGGGTGCTGACCTCGATGGACAGTGGTTCAGCGAGCGCACCGACATCTATGCGGGCTACTCGGCGCTGCGAACCTCCAACGAGCGCATCGTGGACTGGCACCACTCGCTGTACCCCGCGCAGTCTCGGGATGGGGGAGACCCACGCAAGCTGATGAACGGCGTGGCACTGGGCAAGGCCATGCTCGACCCCGAGCCGGACGAGGAAGGCCACTGGGTGGACTTCTGGGCGGCTAAGGGCCAGGAGCGCCTGAGCCTCGTCAAGCGCCTCATCGAGCGCGGCGTGCAGTTGTTCGGCTCGGCACACCCCATCGTGGCCGGCAAGGCTGACCGGGAGACGGGCGAAATCCTGACCTTCCCATACATCCTGCAGACCATCACTACTCATCCGCAGAACACCCTGAGCGTGGTGCGCCCCAAGGCGGCGCTGCACGCGCTCGATTCAGCAGAGATCTCGGTCAGTCCGGCGCTGCGCACGCTGCTGACCGAACTCGACGACCTCGGCGCCGAGCTTCCACGCAGCTTCCCCTCGGGCGGTGACGTGGCGGTGAAGGCTGATGGCGTGTTGTCGGCTCTAGGAGCCGCAAATGACGCGCTGGGCGACTGGGAGGTCCTTCGGGACCGACTGCGCTCCAGCTAACACCCAAGGAGAAACCATGACGCTGGACCTTCGAGAGATCGAGGATCAGCTCGGGAAGCACGCTGCCCGCGTGAAGGCCATCGGCGAGGAGATTACCGAAGCGGTGAACTCCAAGGCAGCCGATGCCGAATCACGCGCCAAGGAGCTGCGCACCGAGCAGGAGCGGATCACCGCCGCGGTTGAACCACTCCTCAAGGACAAGGAGCTGGCCGAGATGAAGGCCACGCTCGACACCAACCAGGACGCCCTCACGAAGCTCATGTCGAGCGCGCGGGCGCAGTCCAAGGCCGACCTGATCGGCGGCGGGATTCCCAATCCTGCCGGAACGCCCTCCGGCGACTTCCTCGGCTCGATCACCGACATGCATCTCGGGTTCCGTGATCCCGACACGTATGCGCGAGCCAAGGCCACCCTGGAGGGCATGGGCACTCTGCGCGAGGAAGCGTGGGGCAAGGCCACCCTCGGCACCACCGACGCCCTCGGCGGTTGGGTTATCCCCAACGCCCAGGTCGAGGAGTTCATCAAGCCCGCTCAGTTCCAGAACTTCTACCGTGACATCTGCACGGTCGTGTCTGGGGTGACGGGTGCCACCATCGACCTGCCGTTCCGTTCCGGTTCTCCCAGCCGTGCGGTGATCGCACCGTTCGGCGAGACCAAGCAGAACCAGAACCTCGGCTACAACGGCTATACCGCCACGATGTACACGCTGGCCAAGATCCACGACATCGGCGTGCAGTTCGCCCGCCAGAGCCGTGGGGCCGCCGAACGTGACGTTCTCCAGGAGCTGGCAACCGCCTTCGCTCTCGGTGAGCGGTACTACATCGTCAACGGCTCGGGTTCCTCGGAGCCCTATGGCCTGCAGACGGCGATCACCAACGCCCCCGCGACGTTCGTCACCACGCACACCCCGGCTGCCACGCTGGCAGGGTCGATCGCGGCCGGTATCGCCAAGGCGGCTGGTGCGCTGGCCGATCGTGACCGTGAGCCGAACGCGGCCGTGGTCAAGGCATCGGTGCGCTGGGCGATGTTGGCCGAAGGCACCGACGAGGCAGGCTTCTTCCTGAACCCGTCCGGTGGCCCGACCGCCATCCGCGGTGTGCCGTCTGGCACGCTCATCAGCCCGTGGGGCATCCCGGTCTACGGCGACTCGCAGCTCGCGGAAGCCGACGACCTGATCGTGGGTGACTTCAAGGCGCTCAAGCTCTACTTCGGAGCGTCGTATCGCGTCGATACCAGCACCGAAGCCGGAGATCGCTGGGACAAGAACCTCATCGGCT